ATCTTGTAATTCTGTAAATCCAATATTACTACCACCTACAGATTCTATTTGACTACCACGGCCATCACTTGATTGTGGAATATAATAATTTTCTAAAATTGAGAATACATTAGGATCATTAGTTATTTGACCAGTTGCTGGATCATAAGATTGTTTCTTAGTCATTTTTTGTTTAATCTTCTCAACATATTTTAATGCTTTATCTCTCGGCATATTACCTGTGTCAATTCTAAATACTAATCTTTCAGGTGCTCTAATAATACGATAAATTATAACTGAAGTTTCAAGAAGTTTTAATTGATTGTATGGAACTCTTGCTTTTTCAAGATAACCAAATATCTCATATTTAGTTTTTCCAAAAATTCCAGAATTAATAAAACATATTTGGTTTGGATCAAATAGAACTAACTCTTTCCCATCCATTCGTTGAGCTTCTTCCATTGATGATGGTTTTTTTGCTTTAGGATTTAGATATTGAAAATATGCTATAACTTTCCCAGACAATGGATCATATATATAGTCCATCGTTTCAGTAGGTAATCTTTTCAAACCTATCAAACCGTTTTTCGGATGTCTTGTATCTATAATCTTTTCAAAATATACACGCCCATCAATATAATAAGTACATATCAAATCCCATAATATTTCTTCAAGATCAATTCTGTTTTCAAATAATTCTTTAAACTCATTTGTTATATTTTTTACAATATTTTCATTTTTCTCAAGACTTGGATCTATAATATTTAAATGTATAACATCACCATGTTCATCTTCTTGAGTGGATTCATTTGTTGCATCTTCAATTACATCACCAACTTCAGGTAACATAGCCATATCTCTATAATCTCTTATTCTTTGTAATTCATTTTCATAAGTTCTGTTTATGTATGAATCATAGAATATATTGAATGATTGTAATCCAACTTGGCCAACACCAGGAATATCTTGAACTGATTCCCAACCCTCACCTCTAGTTGACATTATATCTTTCATTTTAGGCGCAGGTTTTTCTTTAAAAGCTTTGATTTCTTCTGTTAGTGTTTCCGGCTTATCTTCCCAAAATTTCCAGTTTATTGCCATTCTTTAAAACTCCTTTTGTCTACTCACATTTTATTTATCTTCTAGGTATTTATCTATCTTTTCTAATATTTACAGTATTATTTATAATTTTTTAGCTATTACGGATAATGGATCACTTATATCTACATAATAATACTCTTTACAATCAAACCACATTTCGTATTTTTTATTATATGCTTCGTCAAATACTTTTTGTGAATTACCATCTATATTCAAATCTAACATAAGTAGTATTTCATTGTATATATCTTCGACGCCTGTATATAAAAAATCTTCTATTTTATCATATAATTCATAATTATCATATCCAGATTTTGGATCATTAAAATTCATATCACTGGAACGCACTATAGCAAATCTAAAAGTTCCTTTTGGGAATACAAAACATATTTTACCACTACTAAACCATCGTCTGATGAGTTCAAGGTTTGATGAACACATCATACTTTCAGTTCGTAATGGAAATTTGTTATCTTTTAAATAATCATCTATAAAATGTAATGCACTTTCTGGCATTTGTAATGGTCGTCTATCTTTTCTTTGTTTTTTTAAACCAACAATACTAGATGCTCTTCTTATACCACGAAATAATGGTGTCCTACCTTTCAATAACTTCAAATACTTTTTACAATCTTTTTTCAGAAGAGTAACTAATTCATTGATGTTTTGTATTTGTATTTCTTTATCTTCTACTATATATTCTTGTAGTCTCATAATTGTCCAGAACTATATAACAAACTAATAAAATTTTCAAGCTCATCACATCTAACCATAAGACATTCACCATCTGTCCATGCTTCTTTATTTCCACCACCAATTTTTAAATTAGATGTACTAATTAAGTTAAAATTATTATTACCTGGATCTAACTTATCCACCATATGTTTATATAAGTCACCGTTATATCCAATTAATATTCTTTCAAATGTTTTAATTAACCAATCTCCATCCCATAAAATATTGAATTCTTTTACAAGTTCTTCGAATTTATATTTTTTACTCAAATACCATTTATCAAATTCTTTAAATGCTTTTTTTAATATACTCAAATCTTTATCGTATTTTTTTAATAACTTTCGTCTACCAGAAGGTTTCTTTGTATTCATTCCTATATTTGCTAGACCATTTAGAACATCATTTATTTCGTTCATTGAGAGAGCATAACTTAAATTTCTAAATGATTTCCATAAATCACTATCATTACATACACCAATCTTGCTACCATTTTTTGGGAATACTCTGAATATATGCGGTGAGTTTTTTCCACATGATGCGTTTATGCTACATATTACTGACTCACTTCGTTTTGGATATTCTTTCCAAGAAGGTGAGTTATCCATTATTAGAGTATAATAATTACTTGTGTTTCTACTTCTTCTTTTTTCTTTAGATTTTTTTGGATCTATTAAGTAATATATATATTTTTCCGCTTCTCTATTGGATCTAACTATAGTAACATCACTATTTAAAGCATTACTAAATTTTGGAGCAATTCTTATAGCTTGATGTAAAGCAAGTTCTTTACCTCTTCCAGATTCTTTATATTCAACTATGTATTTTGATAATCTCATATTATAATGTTGTGACCTCAAGCTGAGTAACGTGATAATAAATTTTTCCTGTTTTTGTTATCTTCCATATTACTTTATATATGTCCACGGCTGATGTAACAGTAGTAGTTACTTCTGCAAAAATCACATTACTATTTTTGGCGGCAAGTGTCTCAGCAACAACTTCTGTTCCTTCACTATCTATAATACTATATAACACTTCATCTGGGGCAAATGCATTACCGTCTTGATCTATTATCGTCAGTTCTAATGTTCTGATTTCTAGTTGTGTCATTGTTTGGTATGTATATGCCATTTGTTTCCCCTTTTATGCAGCACATCGTAGATCATGATATCCGCAATCTGGTAATTTATGTGATTTAATGTGACAAGATTTACAGAGTGTAATACATTTATCAATATCAGCACTCTCTAGTGGTTCCCATCTAATGCCTTCTAAGTGATGGCAATGTAATGATTTTGTTGAATTACATTTTTGACAAGTCCAATTATCTCGTTTAAAAACCATTTGTCTTAATTCTGGTTGAATTTCTCTAGAAGTAATAATCTTAAAATCTTTTGGATATAGTTGTTGTCCATATGTGGGGCATTCTTTTTTACAAGAGTTTGAGCAATAAAATCTTTGCTCTCCTCTTTCTTTACCTTCTAATGTTAACATTCTATGTCTTACAGATGTCATTTTTGGAACAAACCATTTTCCACAATAAGCACATTTAACTTCTAGATATCCATTATTTGATTTTCTTGTTTCTTCAGCATATTCTATTTTTGAGTTATATGTATCATACAAAGGAATATTTTTTTGTCTTACACCATTTTTCCAATTTGTTGATTTTTCACCTGTTTTTCCATAATTATGATTGTTTTCACCTGTCATATCTGGTCTGTTTTTTAATATTCTGTTTATGGTTTCCTTAGTATGGGTTTTTCCATAAAAATGATTATTCTTTCCAGTTATTGTTTGTCCATAACATTTTTTATTACAATAATTTGATTGTCTTCTCTTTTGAGATAAAAATGGATCACCACACTCTTGACATATTTTTTCTATCCACAATACACCGGCATAAGATTTTAAGTTTCCTCTTTTTGTTAGATATATATTTTCTATATTATCCCAACATATTTTCATTTTCTTTTTAGTCCTCTTTTTCTCATTATTCTTCTAAATTTATTCAATAAACTTGATTTTATTTTTTTACTAAAATCTTTATGCCATGTTGATACTACTACTTTTTCAATTTGATCAAAAGGTATTTCTCTTAATTTTGTTATTCTATAATTTGGTTTATATAGATATCTTCTTACAGCATGTTGTATTTGTGGATATTTAGATTTAACAGTTTGCCAAGTAAACTTAGGATTATTTGTTCGTTCCATTTGAATTTTCCATTCTCTTACAAATTGTTTTCTTACTGTACGAGGAACATAAGTAAAGTTTATTGCTTGTATTATTTTCCATTGATGACCTGTATTTGGATGCAATCCTTCTAACCAGTACATGAATATAACAGTAGGTTCGGGGTCATTAATCCATGCATTGTATTTAAATGAATAAAATCTCCCACTTTGCAGATTCACACCTTTGAATTTCTTTTTATATTTTCTTACAATTGGCATTTTATTATTTTTTTATATCTTCTACTTTTTTTTCTGCTTTGTCAAATAAGTTTTTTATCCAGTCTGGTTGAGGCAATATATTCCAACCAATAACTAATCCAAGCAATGTACCTGTTATAAATCCTATCATTTTTGAACTCTCCTTCGTTCTTCTATGTTTTCATTTTAACCTCGTTTCTATTTTAAAATGGTATAAATTCACTAACATCTAATCCAATAGGACTACTTACCGTATATCCACCCCATCCTATTGATTCAATAGCTTTCCACACTTCTTTTTTATTTTTACATGGAATGTCTTTCTGGGAACCGTTGGGATGGACAATATATTTAGAACGGCTGTTCTTTTTCGATTCTGTTAAATACTTATCTATTGTATCCATTTATTTTAACCTCGTTTCAATTTCAAATTTATTGTTCCATAGTTCTATTTCTGTTGGTTTGAGAATTGGCAATGTAGGTAAGCTGAATTTTATATCATTCAAAAGATCACCAGTCATTCCACCTTGTTCTAATATAAAGAGGCTTACATGTGGTTTGATTGTGGCAAACTTTTTAATCTCAAATTTATCATCTATATCATTGAAGTATTGTAGAAATTTCATATTAGGTTTATACTCAATTACAACAAAATCTTTCTTAACATTTGTACCATAGAAAACAGTCAAGTCTACTGGTTTGAATTTCATATTCAAATCAAATTTAGATAGTTCTCTTACTAGATCATCTTTGGGGTATTTTTCTGGAATTTGTGCTATGGTAAAATGTGGTCGTTTTTCTTTTTCGTATTTGATTTTATGTTTGATAAGCCATGATTCAATATACTTACTAACCCTGTTGAGATCAGATGGAGATGCACCAAAACCAATCATAGTTCCTTTGAGCCATTTTTTCTCAGTTATGTATTGATAGTATCTCATTATATTTTTAACTTTTTGATAACATCCATTAATTGTTTATTAGATATAATAGAAAGTTGTTCCATTGCACTATCTGGTTCTGCTGGTATATCTAATATATCAGATATTCTTTTAGCCATTTTTTTATTTTGATACATTGCATTTTGAATTTTTATTGCTGGAGATTGTTCATTCAAATATTTGTCTATTCTGTTTATTATTTTCATTTGTATAACTCCGATTCTGTAATTATCTTCCAATGATAACCAAATTTTCTACAGTACTTTTGAGCCGCTTCAAATTTAGCTGTGTTAGTTATGTATGTTGCTTCTTGATATAACTTTGTTTTTTTAGATTGTTTATTACTTTTTCTTGGTGGCTTTGTTTCCTTTTTTGGTTTTATCTCAATTATGTATTCAATGTACTTATCATTCTTATTTTTTATCTTCGCATAAAAATCTGGGAAATATCTTCTTGTTTTACTTTGCATTGGGTCATAATAATGAATTGCATGCCTTTCACTTGACCACTTTATTACATTTTCGTTATAATCTAACCATCTTGCAAATGATTCTTCCCAACTTGATCTAAAGTATATAGGGTATTTGCCAATATATTTGGTTGCAAATTTAGGCACATATGGATATCTTTTACGTTTCATTATTTGAAATAATTATTGAGTCCTTTTAATTCACCAACAAGGTATTTTATATCGTCAATATAATTTAAATCTAGTTTACTTTCTCCAAAGAATCTATTTTGATGATTTCTTAATTTTGTTTTAAATGTATTGAGTATACCAGTTGCTTCTTTTTGAAGTTTTTTATAATCATCAAAAGCTTTTTTCTTTTGAGGATCTGGTGGTGTTACTACCCCTTCACCTATATATTTATCAAGTTTGTTTTCTATTTTCATAATTTCCTCTATAAGAATGTTCGTTTTCTTTTACCTGTAGCTGTTTTTCCTTGTTTAGCTTTTCTAGTTGATTTTCGTTTCCATTGTTTAAATTTTGTAGTTCTTCTAAACTTCTTGGCTTTCAGTTTTAGCTTGGCTCTATTCTTTTTGTACTCCATTTTTCTTTTTCTTTTATCTGCTATTTTAATTTTGACTTTTTTTCTAGCAAAATCCTCATCAACATCATCTTCCTCATCTGCTAATTCATTTACTATATTTATGTAATCGTCAGCTAGATTTTCTGGAACTTGTTCTGGATCTAAATTTGAAAGGAAGTCAAACATTTTTCCCATAATGTTATCATCAATATCTTCTTCTTCAATATCAATATATTTATCTATTTTATCAAGTGTATTCATTATTTTTTCCCCGTTATTTTTTTGACTACTTTATCTGCTGATGAATCCCCATCCAACATAATTTTCTTTTCTTTTCCTTTATATGTTACAGTTAATTCATTTTCCCATTTTCCAATTGGCTTTAAACCAACAATTTCAATGTTTGCTTCTTTTAATGCTTTGAATAAAACACTTCCAAATGTTCCTAGTCTTTTACCCCATTGACCTGGCATTTTTCCAATGCCACTAATTGTTGATAATAAATTTTCATTCAAGTATTCATTTATTTTATCTATTGTATCCATAGTTATATTCTTAGTTTGAGTGCGATTTTGTGTTATATCGTGTTTTCTTTCTACCACTAGTTGTCCTATTACTTTTTCCCCATTATATGATTTTTGCTTTTTGATATTTTATAGTCAACATATCAATTTGTTTAGATAATTTTTTCATATCAGCATAAACATCAATACTATTATCAATTGTATCAGAATCATTCCATGCTTTCTGAATTGCTTTTGTAAGACTGTTGTATGATTTTTTAAAATTACCACTTTGTTTATATTCTGTTAAATATTTTTCTATTGTATCCATTATATCCCCTTAGTTTGTGTGATTTTTTGTATTATAGCGAGTTTTTTTTCTACCACTAGCTGTCCTATTACTTTTTCCCATTATACCCTTTTTCTTCTCTTTTACTTTGCCATCAAGGGATTTCTTCACTTGAGCTTTCTTATTGTTTACCTTTGTTTTGTTTAGGCTGTAGTACTTCTTGGAATACCTATTATGACTCATTTTAGACTTTTTAGATTTGAGCAAAGATTCTTCAAGATCATCTTGTGCTTCCATATCTTCAATAATGTTCATAACAGTATCTAGTTGTTCTGTTGTCAAAGAGTCTGGATCAAGGTTCATTATTAGATTAGCCATTTTTGAAAAAACATCTTCATCTACTTTCCATATCAACGGTGTTATAAAATCTTCAATTTTTTCTTCAATTGGTTTGTTTTTCATCTTTAACTTCCTCTTCTTCTGACTCTCCTTCTTCTGGTACCTCTTCATCTTGATTCACACCTCTTGCTGGAAAATATGGTTTTCCAGCAGGAACCATTTGAGCACCTCTATCAAGTGCAGCAACAACAGATCTCAATGCTAGTATAAATTCTCCATGTTCTTTACTGAGATCAACAAGAAGCTGATTTACCTTACGTTGAAAAACAGGATTGTCTTCAATCTTATCTATTTGTTTTTCTATTGTTTCTATAAAAGCTTCAATTTTATTATCAAGTGTATGAAGCTTTGGTTTCAATTTGACCTTTCCTTCAGTTAGAAATGTTTTTAGTTTTGGATTACTCATTTTATGATTCCACCTTCTTGCAATATTTTTATTTTATCTATAGTTATTTTATCTAGTCTTTCAAGTATTTTATTTTTCTCTAGTTCATCCATATATGCAAACTTTTCCATAAGTTCATCAAAATCCATAGAAAAATATTCTTCTGATAGTTTCTTTGATGGTGTGTTTGTTACGTTATTTAGTTTGTCTAATATATCCATTATTTTTTGCCGCACCCACAACTAGGTGACTCTTTTTTAGAAGCCTTTTCAATCCATTTGAGAAGTCGTTTAATCCAGTTATCTTTTTTCATGATGGGAATTTCTTTCCAAGTTCTTTCCATACTGTTTCTACAAAATTATTTGAATTTCTTGTATATGGATTATTAACAACATTGTCCATAATATGCCGATGAATTTTTTTATAATCACCTTTATATTTTTTTGTAGCATAGGCAACAATATCTTTTGCTTTTGCTTTATCTTCAGCTTCGTTTTCCAATAACATGTCTATTTTTTCTAATATTGTTTTCATTTTTTATAAGTTGCTCCTGTTTTTAAATTTATTGTTACTGAATGATTTGCCATATCAGTTGTTTCAAAATTAATTGTTATTTGTTTTTCATTATTAAAGTTATGTGATTGATATGAACCCAATATTCTCCATACACGATCTATACTAATTTTTTCTTTCTTCAAATGTTTTTTCAATTTGTTAGCTGTATAACTATCAAGTAATTTCCAAGTTTTTTTATCAGGTTTTGGAGTTACGGATTTTATGATTGTGTATTCATTTAAGTATTTTTTTAGTTTCATGCCATTAATCCCTTTCTTTTACTTGGTCTTTCTGCAGCATATTCTTCTGGGTTTTCTTTTTTCCACTTACGGAATTGTTTGACGAATTTTCCACTTACTAATAATAACCATATTATTGAATATACAGCTATAACTTTTACACTGGCATCTGATCCTTTTATTAGTTTATCTATTTCAAGCCATATTTGCAATGCAGGATAAAAAGATAAAGATGGAAAAGCCTCACCTTTAATTAAATCCCAATAATGTGTCCAGTCTTCATTTAGTTTATCTTCAGTTAATGGTTTTACTTTTAAAATTTGTTCAAGACTTTTATAACTTTTACCAGCATGTTTATTGAGAATTTTGAGAACATCATCTTCAATATTATTTTGTCTAACAATCTTTATGAATTTTCTAAACGAATTTTGAAATATCATCATAACTTTTTTTGCTGGTTTATTAAACAACTTCTTTAAGTTATTTATTATAATATTCTCTATTAGTACATCCTCATTGATAAAATTTTCAAGTCTCATTTTCTAAATACTCCTATAAGTATAATAATCCTATTTTTATTTATATTATTATTGTTATTTTATTGAAACAAACTCTCTAATTATTTATAAAAAAGTGAATATTATTATAGAATTATTATAAATAATATCAGAGTTTAATACCGAATGATTTATGCATTAATTTTTATAGAGGTTAATATAATATGAGATTTAGAGGATTTTTGAATGAACTAGCATCTAAGTATGGTGCAGGGATAACTTTCGTGGATATTGATAATACTCTATTTTATACGTTTGCAATGATTAAGGTTATAGAAAATGGAAAAGTTGTTAAAAAACTAGATAATCAAGAATATAATACATATAAATTAAAACCTGGTGAAAAATATGATTATGGTGAGTTCAGGGATTCAGAATTTTTTAAAAAGACATCTATTCCAATACCACAAACTATAAAAAGAATAAAGAAAATGGTAAGTAGTATAAAAGACAAAGGTAGTGAATCTAGAATAATATTTTTGACAGCTAGAGCTGATTTTCCTGATAAAGAACCATTTCTAGAAACTTTTAGAAAACATGGTATACCAATAGATGATATATATGTTGAACGATCTGGTAATCTTAAAGGAACGGTTGCGGCTGTTAAAAAGAAAGTTATTTTAAAATATTTGAAAAGTGGTAAATATCGTAGAGTCAGAATAATAGATGATGATATGACAAATGTAAAAGAGTTCTTAAAATTAGAAAAGGAACTACCGAAAGTTGTAATTGATAAAATAAAACAAATACATAATATTCCAGATGATGAGAAATTTCCAGTAATTCAGTTTTTTGGATTATTGGTTCTTCCAAATGGTTCGTTAAAAAGAATAAAAGCATAGGAGACACATAAATGATGTCGCTAAAAAAGTTAAAAGTATTACTTATAGAAGGTGAAAGAGATTCAGCAGAATATATTATAAATTTACTATATAAATCTGACTGTGTTGATTTTGAAATAGTACATAAAAGAACAATGGCTGATTCGTTGGAGTGTGTTGAATCTGAAAAAGGTATAGATATAATTTTATTAGATCTTATATTACCAAATAGTAAAGGTATTCATGCATTTGAGTCAATAAAATCAATTGAGGATTGTGAAAATATACCAGTTGTTATAATTTCTGATATTTCTGAAATAGGTATTGAGGCTGTAAAATTAGGCGCTCAAGATTTTATACCTAAAAAGAATATAACATTAGATATGCTTATAAGATCTATGAGGTATGCAATAGTAAGAAAGAAAAATGAATTAGAATTAAAACAAATGGAAGAACGACTTAGAATGGCATTGAATGCAACAAGTGATGGTATGTGGGATTATGATGTCAAAAATAATAATATATATTTTAGTGATAAATATGAAGAGTTACTTGGATATGAAAATGGATTTTTAAGTGGTAATATTGAAAAATTATTTAGCATAATGCATCCAGAAGATAGAGATAGAATTATAAATCAAAATACTTTATGTATTGATAATAAAGAATCAAATACTTATAATGATAATATATATAAAGATGAAATTCGTTTAAAAAATCATAATGGAAATTACAGATGGTTTTTAATTCGTTCAATGAGTGTTAATAATGGTGAATCATCACCTTTAAGATTGGTTGGTGTATTGGTAGATATAACAGATAGAAAACAAGAAGAAGAAATTCGTGAAAAATCTTATAATAATTTAACAAATTTGCTTGATGAGAAACTTCAACGATGGAATAATGAGGTTCAAATTAATCAAGTAAAATCTGATAGAAAATTAACTAAATTAACCAATGATATAACTGAATTGATTAATATAAATAAATAAGGAATTTCAATATGACGGATAATTTAAGAGAAGATTTTATTTTGCGATTATTTGATACAATAAAAGAATCAAATACTAGTGTTATAAATACAATATCAAAACAAACAGATGCGTTAGATTCACTTGGTGATATTGTAAAGGAAGGTGTGCAAAATGAGGAATTAAAAGAAATACTAAAAGAACATTCTGATGAGTCAAGTGAAGTACATTCTAGATTATTTGCAAGAGTAAATATTATGATAGCGTGTGTTACTATAGCATTTGCAATAAGTGCTATATCTTATTTTGTTGTTAGATCATCCGTTGATACAATGATAAATAATAGACTAGAGCAACATAATATTACAATGAAATCTGATAGAACTCAAGTTGATGATAGATATGGTATACTTGAGAAAAAAATAGAAGAAATATTAAAAAGAATAGAATAATTACACAAGGATGATAAATATGGATCTACTGAATAGAATAGAAAAAGTTTTACAAAATGAAATGGATTCAGGCGCAACAACAACTGGAGATATTGAGACAAATCTTACAAAAGGTAATGTTGATGTTGTTGGTGGTGAATGCCCAAAGGGACAGAGGTATTGTGAGAAAAGAAAAACATGCGTTCCCATTGGTGAAGAAGTATCTGAGAAAATGGATATTTTTCTTGAAACAACATATAGTGGTGTTGGATATGGGGTTGGCTCTGCTATAGCTGGTTCAGGACAGACTCGTGCTGTTGGTGCATATTCTAGATTTGGAAAAGATTCTGAGGTAATGAATATAAATAAGAAGAGTGGGGTGAAATGGAATAAAATTCTAGGAATATTTGTTCCAGTAGAAAGTGAAGAAGAAGTATAAATAAAACAAAGGATATATAAAAAGTAGGAGGAAAGAAAAATGGCAATAACACATAGTTTGGTTGCAGGTGATTGGACAGTCGATAGTGCAACTGGGAATATTAGGTATGACGGAGATGATCACAACGAAACATCTCCTAGTTATGCTACAGTCATCGAGTTTCACAGATGGTTACAAGGATTGGCGGATGATCAATCACCAGCAGATGTTAGTGATGAAGTTTATATTGCAATGCTTAACCCATCACAAAGATCAACAGATAACATTATAACACTTATTAATGGTTATAATATTGATGCGGCTGCTGCTGAGCATCTATATGATGGATCTATCATTCAAACAGATGGAGATGAAATATGGGATGGTATTACTAATTTTGGTAATGCTAATGTACAAATTCAAATTCAACAAAATGGTGATGTAATTGAAGATGATTACTGGAATTACAATCTTGGTGCCGCTGCTACAAGTGGATCAGCCACTTTAATAGAAGATACTGGTATAGGTTGGGTTGCAAATGAATGGGCCGGATATACAATAGTAAATACAACTGATGGATGTTGGGGTCGTGTTACTTCAAATACAACAGAGATAGCTTATTTTGCTACTGGAGAACTTCATGGTGGAACAAATGATGATTTTGAGGCTGCAGATACTTATCTCATTGGACAACCATTGAATCCAAATGATGCTCAAGGTATTTCTCATCGTTTTATGATTAAGGTTCGTGATAATGGAGTTGATATTGATGGTAGACGTTTGGTTGGTATTTGTCGTAGAATGGGCAATACATACTCAGAATTTAAGATCAATGGAACATCTCGCGGTGTTAATGTTTTGGCTCTAACAGACTCTACAGATCTTAATTGTACTACAGTTAATTCTACAGTTATCGGAGCAACATGGGATTCTGAATTTTCAGGTGAGGATCTTGGTTATGAGGCGTTTGATGTAAATGGTGATGGTTCCAATGAAGAGTACTATGGTAAATATACTTGGACAGGAACACATGCTATTAATGATCTTTATGAATATGTTAAAGGTCAAACTGAGGATGGTTCTGTTTATACTGTTCATGGACTTAATGGAGAAGTACTTCGTGGAATTAATTATAGTTTTGGTTATGATGGAGAGGCTGGTGGTATCGTAGTTAGTGATTATGATATGCTTACTTGGGGTACTTTAATTGCACATGGTGGAACATCTGGTGGTGCTTTTGCTATTGGTGATGCGATACATGAGGACGGTAGTGATGCATGGCGTGGTCGTATTTTATCTATTGATCCAGACGTATCAATGGTTGTAGATGTAACAGCTGGTACTGTAGGCAATGGTGAAACATTTTCAGTAGATGGTGCTGCTACAGTCACAGCGACAACTTCTTCACTTCCAACAGTTGTAACGGGAGGTGGTGTACTTCATATTATAGCGAATGATACGACTGATGATATATTTTATGCTCAAGTAATAAAGGGAACAATGGCTGCGGATAATGATTATTTATATTATTGTGGAACAGATTTGATAACAGCAGATCACACAGATTATTGTCAGGTTGCTGATGAGATTTCGGGAGGAACTATTACATCTCGTACTATTGCTACACCGATTATTGGTGTATCAACTGGTACTGCTATTATTGGTTCTTATGGATTTGGTATTGATAATTTAAAGTTAAACTCTACTGATAAGGTATTTGATTTAACCAATACACAAATCACACCACCAAATACAGTAACCAATACTGTTAGTGGTGTTGTTTCTGGATCAGATTATATTCTTGTTGCTCCGTGGGATTCGGTCACTTATGATGATAATGGTGATCCAGCAATTGAAACCGATCAAATGACTATTGCTACTACTGCTTTGACTGGTGCCGGAGTAACAGAAATTGAAGTAAATGCAATTCCTGGGTCTACACCAGATAGTGGCACAATTCGGGTTGTTAATGATGAGGGATTTCATATCCGAGTTGAGTATAGTTCTTATGTTGATTCTACGAATATTTTTACAGTAACAGCAACAGACTTCAATGGTTCTGGATTAACTGATACAGCTCAAATAGGTAATCATGTTTATATTTCATATATAGATAAACTTGCAGAAGCAACATCTGAGAATTTTGTTGCTGTATTTGATAATACTCTTGATCTCGTACTTATCGCTCGTGATGGTGGCACAACACCGATTAAACAGCATATTGTTGCGTGGGACTTTTCAAGTACAAGTCAAACAACAGGTGTAATTAGAACAACGGATGCGTAAAAACAAGGTACACTATACTCATTGTGGGTATAGTGTACCTAAAGTGAGAATTTATAAATGACAGTACCTGCATACAATACGGATTTAGTTGACTTTGAAGACTTTGAAGCTGCCAGTACTATTTCTACAGAGATGACCGGTTATACTGCTACCTCCAAAGGAGAGGATCAAGATGAAGATTTTCCTATTCAGGGAACCCAACATGCTTCTGCG